GAGTATCAAAAATACTTCTAACAGGTTTAACTATTTTTTCAGCAGTCTTAAATAAAGAACCAAAACCTTTTTTTAGATTTTCCTTAGCAAGTTTTCTTCTATCTCTCTGTGCTTTCTTTCTATCAAACTCACCCTCTTTCTTCTTTAAATTATATTGTTTCTTCAGTGTATCAGCAATGTTGGTGACCGACGCAGCAATTTCTGCAAGAAGATTTTTTTCTTTTGGTTTTCTCTTTCTTTTTTTCTTTTCTTCACCCTCTTCTTCTGCTCCGGGTGCCTGATAAGGGACTATCGCATTAGTCGGTAATGCCTTTGGTGCGATTTTAACACCTGCAGCAGATCCTTTTTTAAACGTGTCTGCAGATATCTTTGTCTTTCTTGCTTTAAATTTAGGGTCTGTTGCTTTTCTTTTCTTTCTTACTTCTATAATTTCTTTTCTAAGCACAGCACTACGAGCATCACCCTTTCCTTTGGTCTGAAACTCGATGGTTGCCACTGCTTCCATCAAAGCACCAAGATAATCCTGCTCAGACAGGTCATCTAGGTCTACACCCATCTCTAAGAGTATTTCTATTGGATCGGTGCTAGTCCTAGATGCCATTCGCTTGTTGATGCTTTAACTTTTCTTCTTCAAGATGTTGTTGTAATAAAGCGACGTAGATATCACGCTCCCATGGTATCATATTTTCTATTTCTGTCAATGAATATTTATGGTACTGAATCAAGGAAAAATTTAATCTTAAGTATGATTCAAGATTCATATGAACCATACCTACGCGAAAAAAGATGCTAATCCCTCAAGTACAACATCACTCTTGACCTTGGTCGCAGGGTTGGTGACAGGAATCGTATGCGATAACTTTGGCATTGTCTCAAAGAACTTCTCAATACCCTTAAATTGAGAAGAATTCATAGACTCAAGGAACTCATTGATTTCTTTCTTAGTACAATCTCCTGCTGCCCAGACCTCCTCCTCACTACAGATAGAATCAATGCACGATGCAATCAATTCAAATGATTGATCCATTGCATTTTTATCTTCAAAATCAAAATTATTTTTAATAAATTGATCCAGAGAGGGATACTTCATGACCATCATCAAGTCATCACCAATCTTGATTTTATTATCATGATCATCATTTTTCTGTACCTTAATATCATCGATATTAATTTTTACAGGAACCTCAGTCTCTCCGTCATCAGGACAAATAACATTGACTTCAATCTCCTCACCAACAGACTTACCACGGATATTAAGGAAGAGATATTCAATATCAAATGTAGGAAGTTGTTCTACTTTGATACCTTTTGTCTTAATACAGTTTTTAATGACACCTTTGATAGCATTTGTGATCTGTTTGGTGTCTTCACTCTCAAGGGCAATGACAAGAATCTTTTCTTCTTTTACAAGAAAAGGTCTAAATTGAATTGTTTCTCCTGTTGATGGCAACTCAAGTTCATACGTTGGTGTAGCAATCTTAGGTAAAGGCATGATATCCTATAGAATTTTTCAGTGTGATTATTTAGTGGGGTTATGCAACTCCTAGACCAAAAGGACCAGTGTTAGATCCGTCAAAGAAGTCTGCACTGTTAGTAGCGTTTTGCTTATTGTCTCCAAAATTATTATAATACTCTTGATAATTAATAGCAGACTGAGCCCTTTCAACTGGAGATGCTGCTGGAGATGTAATGGACGTTGCACTTGATCCACTTCTCTGAACAGTATAACGAATATAATTCATTGACACTGTGCATTTGAGAAGATTTGCTGCCTCGTAAGAGACTGGCATTGAGTTAATTGCAATAGGAAATGATCTATAAAATTGATACTCTAGGTATTGACCTGTTGGACTCCACTTAGGATACGCTTGTCCGATTGCCTTTCCTTTGCCATAGTCTCTTTCAAATTTATAGACTTTGAGTCCCTGGTCAGCAGTGTAATCATCTGCATAATTCATTCTATAGTAATAATTCTTGCTAGGAAGAGTATTCCCCTGACCGGTTCCAGCACCACTAGAAAAGTCAATCCAACTTTCAAAAAAGATGATCGGTAGATAATTCTCTACATCAACGTAGAAAGTAAAGTCTATTCTATCATCAAAAAACTTTCTATGAGCATGTCTCTCAGTAACTCCACTTCTATCATTATTAATCTCTAATAGGGCAAGACTGGATCCTGGTAGAGATGCTTCAGCACAGAGTAAATTTAAAGTCTCTTGAGTGGTGCTAAAACTAATACCATTTGACTGAAGTTTTTTATTGAACTCAGACGTGCTTCCATCAACTCCAGGCAGAGCAAACTCTACGTAGAAATGTGATGTCAGTGATGGTCTTAATAGTGACGATTTTATGTCGTCTATAGATTTTACGCTAGGCATCTATAAATAGTTCTTACCTTATATACTATGTATGGGAGAAAGTATAAAAAGTAAATACAGACCTTCACACCCAAGGAAATACAAGGGCAACGCTGAGAATATCATATGCCGTAGTAGTTGGGAAAGAAAGTTTTGTCGTTACTGTGACCTAAATGAGAATATTCTTGAGTGGGGAAGTGAGGAATTTTACATACCATATGTCTCTCCTGTTGATAGGAAAGTGCATAAGTATTTTCCAGACTTCATTATTAAAGTAAAAGAAAGCACAGGTGCAATCAAAACTTATGTGATAGAAGTGAAACCCTATCGTGAAACTTTACCACCAACAACAGGCAAAAAGCAAAAGAAAACACTGATACGTGAGTGTAAAACTTACGCAGTAAACCAAGCAAAATGGAAAGCTGCTGTTGAGTTTTGTGAGGACAGACGAATTACATTTAAAGTAATCACAGAGAAAGAACTCGGGGTCAAATGAGTCGCATAGAACCCATCCTCACAAAATTGAATGAGACCATGGACACTGAGGATCAGATGCTCATGATCATGGATGCTCTCAATGATACTGTCACTCCTGTCCCTGAACCTGGAACTCTCTGCACATTTCTATATCAAGCAAAGACTCCTAGAATAAGATATGATCAACACCCCTTAGTTCTAGTAACAGAACTATTTCAATGGGGATTTCGTGGATTTAACTTTCACTGGAGAAAGTATAGACAGTATACCTGGGAGGAAGTATCAGGTCAAGTTTATCTGGTGCAAAGAGATGAACTTGATGATTTAAACTCAGTGCAATATGCAAAGTTCGTGCTAAATAACTAAAAGTATACTGTGTAATGGCGACATACGGCGGTTCAGAAAGGAACTTTAAATTACCACAAATAAAAAATGATGGAGCTCAGTTCTGGACAAAAACTGACTCTGAGACGAAAAAAACCACTGTGTTTAGAAGATACCCTGGTCCATTAAATATTATCGCATTAGATAAAAACGTAGAAATTGGAACAATAGAAAAGGGAGAGGACTTTGTTCCTACTAATACTGTTGCGTCAGGTGGGTTTGATTCCGAATTAACAGAGGAAGAAAGAAAATTATTTTTATCTGATGCCGCTCAAAAACAATTAAAAAAACAAGTAGAGGAAACTGTTGTAGAGGCAGTTATAGATAACGGAGTAGGTCCTATAAACGCAAGACTGATAGCGAAACAAATACTTGATCCAAATTTTGACGGAAATACAGCAGACCCGAATCAATCTGAAGAAGATGCTGCAGCGCAAGCAGCACAACAGGGAATAGGTGATCTTAACAGTAGTTTTGATGACTTAGCAAATAGCGATGTAGCTCAAGCAAACTCTAAAACAAGAAAAGGTCCTGGATCTTTTGGAGACTTCAGTTATCCAGTAGATAGAAACCAGTCTCAAGACTTTATGAAGTTTACTCTTTTAGAGTATAAACCTAAAAAAATTGGAAGTGGTCCAGATGGGACGGGATTTGGTTTTGGTGGTCGTGAAAGATTAGGTCCTAATGATACAAAAAGTGGCAGAACCATACTCGGATCAGTAAGTTTACCAATACCAGGTGGCATCAAGGATGAGAATGGTGCTGATTGGGCGGGTAAAACCATGAACGAACTTGATATTCAATTGGCTGGAATAGCCAGAGGAATAACAGGAGTTAGTGAGGAGAGTACTGCTGAAGCAATACAAGCAGTCGTAGGGAGAATCGGCACTAATAACGAAGTAGTTAAAAAAGCTATAGGTGAAGTCTTTGCCGGTAAAGCAGTCGGAGTTCAAGGACTCATGACTAGAACAACAGGTATGATCTTTAACCCTAACCTTGAGTTATTATTTGATAAACCAACCCTTAGAGGATTTCAATTTACTTTTGATCTTATCCCCAGAAGTAAGAAAGAAGCAGAAGAAGTTGTGAAGATTATTAGATTCTTTAAACAGGGAATGTCACCTATTAGATCTGAATCAAATCTATTCTTACTATCTCCAAATGTATTTCAAGTTCATTATGTTCTTAATGGTGATGGGACAAATGATCACCCATACATAGGAAAGATGAAGGAGTGTGCAATGACAAACTTCGCGGTTGATTACACACCTCAACAAAATTATTCTACATTAACAGATGGTTTCATGACTGCATACAAGATAGCGATGCAGTTAAAAGAACTTGAACCTGTATTTAATGATGACTACGAACAAAATGGAAGTAACAGCGCCCCAACTGTTCCAGCAGAGATAGGATTCTAAAATGTCAAATTACTTTAGTAAAGTTCCTAATCTTGATTATGTTAGCAGACTTCCTGATGCTAACATATCAGATTACATCTCAGTAAAAAATCTATTCAAAAAAGGTAAACTTAGAGAAGATATATTCCAAGATCTATCTGTGTTTACTAAGTGGAAGATTGAAGGAGATGATAGACCTGACAATGTAGCGTTCAAAGTGTATGGAGATTCTAATCTTGATTGGTTAATCTTATCATCAAATAATATAATTAACATTCAAACTGAGTGGCCATTAACTCAATACAATTATGACATCTTTCTTTTAGATAAGTATGGTACTTATGATAAACTTAATGATACTCACCACCATGAAACTATTGAAATAAAAGATAGTGCTGGAGTCACTTTGCTGAAAGCAGGTCTCAGAGTGTCCTCTGATTTTAACTTTAAGTATCAAGATAATAGCACTGCTTACTCAACAAATCCTGTAAAAGAGGTAACTAATCTTGAATATGAGAATAATATTCAGGATCAAAGAAGAAACATCTGGATTCTCAAACCACGATATCTGAATATCGCTTTAGATGATTTAGAAAATATCATGACATATAAAAAAGGATCCAGTCAGTATGTGACTGAATCCTTAAAGCGTGGGGATAATATTAGACTATTTCAGTAGGTTAATGTATGCTGCGATAACCAGAAGGGTCAAGCACAACTGGTTGTATCTCATCATTCCTCAGCAAGTTTCTGGAAGTAAGACAGAGCATCATCCTCATCAGAGTCAGCAGACTTGGTAGGAGTGATGTCAGGAGCATTGAAGTCTGCTGCAGGTGCAGGAGGCTTGCTTGATTCAAAGTTAGGAGTGAAGGAACCACGTCCTTCGCTCTCATCTTCCAGTTCCTCATCGTAACGACGGGCAGCAGGTTTGGCACCGAGCACCATCTTCAGACGCTTGTCAAGATCTTCATAGGACTTGAACTGATCTGGAGCGACGAGTCCTGCAAGAGAATACTGCTTCTTCCACACTGCTTCCAGTGCATCGTCATCATCCAGCAAAGGAGAAGGTGCTGCAAACTCAGAAGAGTCGTAGTTCCAGTAACCTGCAACCTTCTTCAGTTTCAGTTTGAAGTTAGCACCCTGCCAGAAGTCAAAAGGATTGATGGCAGTCTCATCTTCATACTCAGGTTGCATTGCTTCCATGATCTTGTCAAAGATCTTCTTACCGAACTTATACAGGAAGACTTGACCTTCGTTCTGAGGGTTTGCTTTATCCTGCACAACATAGATGTTGGCATAGTAGGACAGTTTGCGCTTCTGCTTACGAACCGTGTCCTTATCGGCATCAAGACCACTGTTCCACAGTTCGCGGTTGTGCTCTGACACAGGGTCTTTCTGACCCAGAGTAGTCAGGGAGTTCTCAATGTACCAACCACCAGGACCTTGGAAGGCATGAGAGTACATCTTTGCCCAGGGGAGTTCTTCTCCTTCAGGGGCAGGAAGGAAACGGATAACTGCATATCCATTACCAGTTTTATCCATCTCTGGTTTCCACAGGCGGTCATCTCCACCGCCACCAGTATTATTCATCTTCTCAACTTCTTTGACCAGTTTGGAGGTCAGGGAACCAAGAGAGGACTGCTTTTTAAGATTTGCGAAAGACATAAGATTTGTTAGATTTGTACGGATTTGGCTTGTGTGTACCTCGATATTCTACAGGTCGGAACCGTCTTCGTCAATCTTTTCTTTCATTACGTCCAGCATTCGGGACATGTTGTTAAAGATTGTCGGCATATCAACATTGGGAGGAAGACCCATCATCTTAGCCGAATCAACGATACGTTCCTTCATTACCTTTGCTTCAGGATCATCAGACAGACTCAAGCGAGTATAAAGAATCTTTTGTTTATCCAAAAGTTTCTCAAGCATACCCACATGAAAGAGTTTTTCTTCCTGATTCATTTCAGGAAACTTGAAGACGTTACGATAAACATCCTCTTGTAACTCACTTATCTCCGTCATTTCTGCACGGACCACATCAGAATCAAAAAAACTCATTTACCTAAAACAACTTTCTTAAGAACATTTTTATAACGAGATACGTCAATATTTAGGAATGGAGAATACTTTCTCATCCTCATGCTGACGGTTTCCCACACTGGATCGGATAACTTATCGTCCCAATCTTTTCTAAACCCAAGTATTCTATCAAGGATGACTAGGGTTTCAATTGATATATCATCCCTGAGATATGATTTCAAGATGTCTGGATGACGAGAACCATCCATAGAGAACATAGCATCAAAGTTATTATCTGAAAAGACCCTCTCTGTCTCTTCCTTAAACATATATGAGAGTGACTGAGTTCTCTTCTTCCATGAAGTATATCTACCCTCACCTTCGCGAATCATCTCTCCTATCCAAAGCTTACTTGGATCAGTGCAGGTGATAAAGTTAGATATGAAGAACTCGATAACTTCTTGGTCTGATTTATTTCTCACTAACTTCTCAAACCAAAAGCGATCCTTTCGTTTGTAAAAAGACTGAACGGTTGCACGACTCTTACCACAATACTTATGGTAGTCATACTTCTCCTTGGTAAAATGATTCTTCAAGGAGAGATATTGCTTGTAGGCATCAAACGGCATCATCAAAAAAGTAATATAAGGATTTTTTGCCGGGAAAATTTTTTACCCTAAACAGGAATTACAATGGCAATTTGGCACGGGAACTTCTCTTCAAGAAGTTGAGTTCCATTGCTTCAAATTTGATCTTCTCCTTCAATGGTTTGGAAATCAGTTTAGGAACTGACTCCAAATCAATACTATTCTTTTCACAAAAGTGAATGATAGCATCAATATAACTCATATCAGAGTTCTGTATTACAAGAGATTCGATCTCTTGTGCGAAGCGAGAAGGGCAAAAGAATTTACTTTCTAATACTTTTTCTAGTTCATTCTCCATTCTCTGACCTAAGATTGTGAGATACAAATTCCTTAATATACCGAACTAATAATTTAATATAGTCCCCTTTATTCCTTTTGTCAAATACTTTGACATCACCACCAGGCGTGACCATGATGGTGATGAGTTTCTTGACGGGGATACCAGTCAACTCATAGTAAGCAGCAGCGTAGAAAGTCTCCTGAACGAAGTAGTTTTCTAACCACTCTTCTGGTTTTATCTTCTCGGATGTTTTAAAGTCAATGACTGCGAGTTCGCCTTCGTACTCTCCGATACAGTCAACTCTACCAGCTAACCCAAGGTACTCAGAATAAAGAGTCCTCTCTATAGCGTGTATATTATTTATCTTGTCCAGATATGGTAGGGCATGATGAAACATAAACCTTGTCATAGGTTTAAATTCATCCCAATTTATTTCTTTATTTCGCATGTACACTTCAACTGCTTCATGGAAATCAGTTCCGCGAGCAGTTGCTTTCTTTGTAATACGATTTGCTTCCTCAACACCAACCCTCTTACGCCACTTGGCAAAGATCTGTCTGTTGTAGAAAGAAGTTACCGACGTGATAGAAGGCACCCATTCTCCACTTGGAAGATTGTAGAGACGGATGCCATTGGTTTCTTTTTTTGTTAGTTCAAGGTCACCAAGGTAATTACAATGCTCAAAAATCATAAATTCAATTCCATCTTAGCAAGTAAGTATTCTTTCACCAGTCCAGAACGAACGATATCTTCGACTCCAAACTCAATAACATCGACAGAGGGCATGATACGAAGAACTTTCATGAAATCAGCAATGCCATTTCTCTCTTTGTCTTTCAGAAGGTCAGACTGAGTGGCATCACCACAGAACATAATCTTTGAATCTTGACCAATCCTGGTAATAATACTATCAAGTTCATGATAGTTTAAGTTTTGGAATTCGTCAACGATAATGATTGCGTTATCAAGTGTGGTGCCACGAATGAAAGACGTAGACCAAAATGAAATTGTTCCCTGGTTTTTAAGATTACCATACAGCATCTCAAAATCAGAATCGGTAGGCATCTCGAACATGTATTTGACCATGTTCTTGTAAGGAATTTGATACAATGAAGACTTATCCTCATGATCTCCTGGTAAGAAACCAATCTCTCTAGTCGCTACAAGAGACCTGACAAGGTAGATCTTCTCGTAAGGAGTCTTCTCATCCAACACATCTTTAAGAGCGTTGTAGAGAGTGATAAAGGTCTTTCCTGTACCAGCACATCCATACGCTACAAGATTCTGATCATTCTTATAGCAACGAAAGAGTTCTTTTTGATTTTCAGTGAGAGGTGTGATGCCCCTCATCAAATCTGAGTTGATTGGCTTCTTTCTTTTCATGTGTTTGTTGCTCATTCCAAATGGAACTACTGATAGATTCGTCTTTCTTTTTGCAGGCATAAGCGGAGGATACAGAGTTAGAAGGAGTAGTCACGATGCTTCCGAACCGTGGCACCTGGTTGTTTAGATGCACGGTCCAGAACTTCGTTCCAACCACTCGACTTCGCTTCTCCTGTCCATCTGAACTCTCTCGATTGACCCGCACATCCCTCAGACCAATCCTTATCCCAACCTGGATTCTGTTCTTTCCATTCAGCATACTGCTTCATGGTCATGCTAAGAGTCTTTTTCTCTTTCGTTTCTAAATTAATAACAGGGTACGTTGGCATAAACCTCAAGTCCTAGTGTGAATATTTATTCAAGTGTAATTGCAGACTGATCTAAACATTCTGGACACTCTGGTGATAGTTCCCAACCCATTGCTTCAGCAACTGCGGGAAACTGACAAATGAAGATACACTTACATGCATTTGCAATATCCATATGCTCCTTCTGTGTGCCATTGGCCGAACGCAAATCGATATAATGAATCCATGAGCGCACTGAACCGGTCATGTAGATTTTTGTGGGACATGCGAGTGGAAGCACAAAACGAGCACACTCCTTTGCAATTTCAGCATCAAGCATTTCTTTGTAGAGTTTCATACCCTCCTCAAAGTACTTCTTCATTTTGATCTGAAACTCTTGACGGACAAACGGGTCAATATCATCAATAGAATTCTGACGATTCTTGGTGTCTTGTCTACGTAGTTCAGGTAGAGGAATCGTCTCCGCGAGTAGGGAAGAATCAGCATAACGTTGTGAAAATTCTTGATATGTGAACGAACGGTGGCGCAGAATTTGAGCTGCAATTCCTCTAGTAGTATTAATCTCAAGAGTCATATATGCCTGCTCAAAGATGCTCCAGTGCTGATGCTTAACACAATACTTAAGAAGACCTGAGAACTTTTCATTCTCCTGGTTATTTGGATTCGACACACGGGCACAATATGCCATGTGTTTCTCTGCGTCTGGTGTGACACTAATCAGTTTAGTCAGGGTATCCGTCATCGTCATTAAATACTTCGTCGTAATCTGCAACAGGGTAAGGGATGGGATCATCAAAGTTCTCCCGCTTATCAGTGTAAGCATCGGGATCAGAATATACTTCTGATTCAAGAGCTTCAACCAACAGTTTTAGATTCCTTACTATCAATTTAAGTTTATCTCTTTCCATAAAAAATGGGAGGTTACCCTCCCATTCTAACACTATTCAATTGGTTTTGCAATCACTTAGTGTAAGTGCGACCACGATAGCAGAAAGTGCCGTGAGTTTCCTCACCAACCTCATGCACTTTACAATCTACACCACGATACTTGGTAACGTGAATTTGTGCATCATGCAGAGCAGCCTGCTTTTCGATTTGCTTTTTGATCAGTGTAAGTGTGTTCATTTGTTTACTCCTAAAAGAATGGGTGATTTTCTCCTTTTACCCTTGCGGGTGATCCGAGTTCCCGTTCCTTCAGTCGTTTGCGTCCCATTTACAATGAGGTGTTGCTTCCTTTATGGTTTCAACAATCTCAGTTTTCACAATCTCACTTATGTTTTCATTTGTCTTAACACGACCGATCATATCGGTAGCATCTAGACAATTCAAA